GCCGCTTCAGTAGTGTTTGTAGCATTGTAGTAGACTTTGTAGTCAAACTTTGTAGTGAGAAAATTTGGCGCAACAAAGCCAAAAAAAACACATTCTCTATATAAACACTACAAACACTACATTATTTGAGAGAATAATATAAAATAAGGAAAAAAGTAAAAATAGAAATATATTTATAGCAGACACCGTAGTTTTTGTAGTTTGTAGCGGCTCAAAAGTCTAAAATTTGGCGTGGTTAAGCCAAAAATGGGTCGCTACAAACGAACTACTACATTGTAGGCTGTTTAGCTGAAAGGGACGAGATAATGGACAAGAGTTTAGAAAAAGCTGCCGCTGACGGCAAAATCTTACCGAAAGGGCTGACAGCAGCGGACAGCGCCGAGTATATCGGCCTGCTGTATATATATCGGCTGTTCCGTGCTGGGCTGATAGACAAAGAAACCGCCAAACGGCAGAAAGGAGCATTGCGGTACAACTGCACCAAGCTGCGGTCGGAGGCTGATTTTTTGAGCCGTGAAGCGCTGGTACTGGAAGAACGAATCACTGCCGCAACGGAAGCCTACACAACCGACAAGAACCTGGACACAGCGGAGGAGTTATATCGCGCATTTTACCATTTGCCGCCAAAGCGTTGATTTTTGGCGGCTTTTCTGCTACAATTAGATTTAGGAGGTGCGTTTGAATGAAAGTTGAAATGCGAGCGCTGGACAGTATAAAGCCGTACGAGAAAAACGCGAAAAAGCACGATCAAACCCAAATTGACAATGTAGCCGAGAGCATTCGGCAGTACGGCTTCGTGCAGCCGATTGTGGTTGATCGTGACGGAGTGATCGTGATCGGGCATTGTCGAGCACTTGGAGCAAAAAAACTCGGCTTGAAAGAGGTACCGTGCGTTTGCGTTGATGACTTGACACCCGAACAAGTGAACGCCCTGCGGCTGGTGGACAACAAAAGCAATGAGAGCGATTGGGACTTTGACTTGCTGGCTGATGAACTGCCGGGTCTTGATTTTGACGGGTTCGATTTCGACTGGGGATTGCCAGAAATCACAGAAGAAGTTATTGAGGACGAAGCACCGGAGGTCGACGAAGAATCTGAACCGATTACAAAGCTGGGCGATATTTGGCAGTTGGGTAGACATAGGCTGATGTGTGGAAGTTCTACCGATAAGGACTCCGTTCTCAAGCTGACCGAAAACAGCCCTATTTACTTAATTTATACAGACCCTCCCTACGGAATGAACGCAGTAAGTAAAAGTGGCGTTTTGTCCAAAAATTATAAAACAGACATTATGGGTGACGATGATAACAACGTTGCTATTTCCGCTTTTAAGCTTGCAAGCGAAATGTACAGAAATACCAATCAGATTTGGTGGGGGGCAAACTATTACACCGAATGTCTGCCTTCTTCCGAGTGCTGGATTGTTTGGGACAAGAACAATGGAGCAAACGACCAGACGGATTGTGAATTGGCTTGGGCGAACTTCCGAAGCGTTGTCCGTCAGTTTACGATGGCAAGCGAAAAGAAGAAGCGAGTGCATCCCGCGCAGAAGCCTGTCAAACTGTTTGCGGAAATCGCGAAGAAGTTTGATAAGAATAACAACTTCAAGACTGTTTTGGATTTGTTTGGTGGGTCTGGTTCTACATTGATTGCGTGTGAGCAGATGAACAGAGCTTGTTTTACGATGGAACTTGACCCAAAGTATTGCGATGTCATTATCAAACGATGGGAAAATCTGACGGGAGAAAAGGCGGTGCTTCTGAATGACGATTGAGGAAGCACAGGCAAGCATTGCCAAAACAGACAGCCCGCACCTAAAGCGGGATATGGAGAAGTTTATTAAACGACAGCGGAGAAAGGAGGGTGCGTATGGCAAGGCCGAAAAAGGAAATAGACCAGACAGACTTTGAAAAACTCTGCGGCCTGCAATGCACGCAAGAGGAAATTTGCGGCTGGTTCGGCGTGACAGATAAGACGCTGAACAGCTGGTGCAAGCGGACATACGATCAAAGTTTTTCCGAAACATTCAAAGAAAAGCGGGGCGTTGGAAAAATATCCTTGCGCCGTGCCCAGTTTCGATTGGCGGAAAAGAACGCAAATATGGCCATTTGGCTTGGTAAGCAGTACCTTGGCCAAAGTGACCGAGGCGAGTACACCGTTGCGGTTGACAGACGGGAAGATGACCCGTTGACCCTGGCGCTGAAAGAGACTGCGAGAGCAATAGAACAGAATGAGGGAAGCAATGCCAGCATTAAGTGATAAGCAGCTGCAAATCTTGGCATTCCCTTACACAAGATTTGACGCCTTGATTGCTGACGGCGCCATCCGTTCCGGTAAGACCGTTTGGATGATGTATGCGTTCGTTGAGGACGCTATGAGACGATACGACCGGCAGCGGTTTGGCATTTGCGGCAAGACCGTTGACAGCGCCGTAAAAAACATAGTCGTGCCATACCTTGGAATGACCGAGCCAAGGGAGCGAATGGACATACAATGGCGGCGGAGTGATAAGTTGCTGGTGGTTCGGTGCGGCCAGGTCGAGAACTATTTTGAAATATTCGGCGGTAAGGATGAAAGCAGCTTCACGCTCATCCAAGGTCGAACGCTGGCGGGCATTCTGCTTGATGAGGTGGCCTTAATGCCCCGGTCGTTTGTAGAGCAAGCACTCTCCCGCTGCTCGGTTGATGGGTCAAAGTTTTGGTTCAACTGCAACCCGGACAGCCCGCAGCACTGGTTCTATACAGAGTGGGTTAGCAAGCCGGAGGAGCACAATGCCTTGCGGCTGCATTTTGAATTGCGGGACAACCCAGCGCTGACGGGGCACATACTCAAGCGTTATGAGACGATGTACACCGGGGTGTTTTATCGGCGGTACATTCTCGGTGAGTGGTGCGTCGCCGAAGGCTTGGTTTACGATTTTGGCGAGGACAATATAACCGACGAGGTACCAGCGAACGGAGAATACTATATCTCTATCGACTATGGCACGCAAAATCCGTTCTCTGCTGGCCTGTGGTGTGTTTTAGGCTCAAAGGCAACAAGGGTCAAGGAGTTCTATTATAATGGCCGCCAAAAGGCCGTACAGAGGACAGACGAGCAGTATTGTGACGATGTGGAGCAGCTGGCTGACGGATATAAAATCCGAAGGGTTGTTGTTGACCCGTCGGCGGCTTCATTTATCGCAGCGCTGCGGCAGCGTGGATTCAATGTCATTAAAGCTGACAATACAGTCCTCGACGGCATTCGCCGTGTGTCTGTTTATCTGCACGCTGGCAACATCCAAATTCATCGCTCTTGCGTTGACAGCATTGCCGAATTTGGACTGTATCGCTGGGACGACAAGGCAGGGGACGACCGAGTGGTCAAGGAGAACGACCACGCGATGGATGATATTCGCTATTTTGTAAACACGATTTTGCGTAAGAAAATCGGCAAAAAAGAAAGCCAGCTTATTTTAGGCGCGGCTAAATAAAAACACGATGAAAGGGTGGTTACAATTTCTATTTATTTTACTTTCCAAGACCTTGAAGCGTGCGGAGCATTCGAGGGCAAACGGCAGGCGTTTGTCCTTTCGGCTATTCGCCAGCACAAGTCCGGGCAGCTTTACAGAACGGCTTGCCGGGCGTGGGAGTATTATCGCGGAATGAACCCGACGATAATGCACTACGAAAAGCTGATTTACGACTTGCGAGGAGACGCTCATGTTGATAGATGGGCACCAAATCACAAGATTACAAGCAACTTTTTCAACTTTGCAATCACGCAGGAGAACCAGTACCTGCTCGGCAACGGTGCTATTTTTGGCGATAAAAAGACAAAGGAAAAGCTGGGCGGCGGACAGGGCGAACTGCACGGCGGTTCTTATGACTTCGATTACCAGTTACAGAAAATTGGCAAGTCCGCTTTGATTGGCGGCGTGGCTTTCGGCTTTTGGAACCTTGACCATCTTGATGTGTTTGATGTGACGGAGTTTGTCCCACTGTTCGATGAGGAGAGCGGAGCGCTGCGGGCTGGCATTCGCTTTTGGCAGCTTGCAGACGACAAGCCGCTGCGGGCAACGCTTTATGAAGTGGACGGCTACACGGAGTACCTAAGTCCGACCGGCACGAACGAAAAAATCTTGACTATCCAGCCAAAGACCGCTTACAAGATGAAGGTGCGGCACTCTATCGCTGACGGCACAGAGATTTACGACTTTGAGAATTACCCGGAATTCCCGATTATTCCGCTTTATGGCAACGACAAGAAGCAGTCGGAGTTGGTTGGTCGCCAGGGTACGCTTGACGCATTTGACCTTATCAACAGCAACCTCGTGAATAATGTTGACGAGGGCAACATGATCTACTGGGCGATCACCAACGCTGGCGGAATGGACGACGAGGACGACCAACGTTTCTTGGAGCGGTTGCGCACAATGCATGTCGCGCATATCGACGATGATGGAGCACAAGTTGAAGCCCACACGGTGGAAGCCCCGATCAGTGCGTCCGACGCTGCGATTGATACAATCAAAGCGCGGTTGTACGAGGACTTCATGTGCTTGAATGTTCTCGACATTTCGGCAAACTCGAAAACTGCCACGGAAATCCGTGCGGCATATCAACCGCTTGACAGCAAGACGGATATGTTTGAGTATTGCGTGACGAAGTTTGTGGAAAAGATTTTGCAGCTTGCGGAAATCACCGACAATGTCAGCTTTAAGCGGTCGAAAATCGTAAATCAATCCGAGGAAATGCAGATGGTTCTTTCCGCTGCCGAGTATTTGGACGATGAGACAATCACCGAGCAAGTCTGCTTCTTGCTTGGCATTGGCGACCAGGTGGATGACATAATCAAAAAGAAAAGGGACGAAGAGGGCGGCCGGATCGAGGTTGACGACAACCCCGCCCTTGATGGAGCAGAACCGGCAGGGCAGCAGGCGGAGCCGGATGTAGGCCAGCAAGGCAATGAGCCGACCGGAAGCGGGCAGGATGACGACTTGGACGACTTGACGGATGAGGAATTGCAGGCGCTGCTTGACAAGATCACCGAGAAGATGAAAAAGAAAGGCGGAAAATAATGGGCACTGAAATTCAAGACGGCTGTGTTGTGTTCTATCAGTGGGACCAAGGCAAGTTGGTCAGCATTCCCGGCGACGGTTCCGTAGCTGCTGACCCGGAAGCTTCAAAGAACTAAAAAGGAGGCGCCAGCGTTGGCAGACAAGGCTCATAGAGAAACAGACAAGTTATTGCTTTCGCTGGAGCGCCGCATTCGGCGGATATACCGGCAGACGCAGGACGAAGTGCGGCAGGCCTGGGACGCATATATGGCGGAAGCAGAGCCAAAACTGACCAGCTTGCAAGAGAAGTACGAAGCAGCCAAGGAAGCCGGCGACAAGGCGGAAATCAAGCGGGCAGGTCGTGAGTTGTCACTCGCTAAGCGTGAAGCAACTGTGCAGAACGACCGGTTCAAAAGCATTGCGGAACAGACAGCCGAGAATTTGAGCCATGTTAATGAAATTGCGCTTGAATACACCAACGGCAGGCTGCCGGAAGTCTATGCCTTGAATTACAATGCGATAGGGAAAGCCGCCAAGCAAGAACTGCGTGGTTTTTCCTTTTCGCTGGTGGACGCTCACGCTGTCGAGAACTTGATCTTGCGAGGCGACCGCTCACTGCTGCCGCTGCGGAAGCTGAACAAGGCCAAGGATGTCCGGTGGAATATGAAAAAGATCAACTCCGAGGTTATGCAAGGAATATTGCAAGGCGAGAGCATACCAAAAATAGCGAACCGCATTGCCAAAGTGCAGCAAATGAATATGCACGCCGCTGTTAGAACTGCACGGACGGCTGTCACCGGCGCTGAAAACAAAGGGCGTGTGGATATGCTCGGCGAGATGGAATCAAAGGGCGTTGCGGTCAACAAAATGTGGATTGCTGCGCACGACGCCAGGACGAGAGACTGGCACGCCGAACTCGATATGAAGTCCGTGCCGCAGGATAAGCCGTTCGTTAATTCTATCGGCTCTATAATGTACCCAGGTGACCCGGCGGCAGACCCTGCGAATACATACAACTGCCGCTGTGCCCTTGGATACAAGATAGTAGGTTTCAAACCGCTTAGCGAGGTGAGCAAAAATTGAGCGAAAACGTAACAGTCAAAGATAACACGGAAGAATTTGAAAAGGCACTACAAAATGCTATCGAGCGCGGGCTTGAAGCCATCGGAGCGTCGGCGGAGACGCACGCAAAGACAAATGTGCGGGACTTCCCACGAGTTGACACAGGGCGACTTATGAACAGCATTTCACACGCCACCACTAACAAAGCGGCGTATATTGGCACAAATGTTGAATATGCGCTGTATGTAGAGGAGGGCACCCGAAAAATGGCGGCTGCTCATTATTTGCGAAATGCCGCAACTCAAAACGCGGAAGAGTACAAGGAGTTGTTAGAAGACAGTTTACGAAACGCTTAATCATTAACTTTTTGTATAATCGTTGACAAAAAATTCTGCTTGCTGTATAATTAAGGCAAGAACAAAAAATCTAACGGCAGAGAAAAGCCGCCGAGGAAAAGGAGACAAAGGTTCTATGGCATTGACAAGAAAAATGCTCAAAGCAATGGGCATTGGCGAGGAACAGATTGACCAAATCATCGAAGCCCACGCCGACACGGTGGACGCACTGAAAGAGGAGCGGGACACCTTGAAAGGCAAGGCGCAGGAATTGGCAGGCGTCCAAAAGGAATTGGACGAAACGAAAAAGCAACTTGAAGCAGCCGGGGATAACGATGGCTACAAGAAGCAGTACGACGATCTAAAGCAAGAGTTTGACGAATTCAAACAAGCCGCAAGCGTTAAGGAAGCACACACGGCGAAGGCGACGGCTTACCGTAAAATGTTACAGGCCGCAGGCGTTTCCGAAAAACGAATTGACAGCGTGTTGAAAGTGTCGGACATTGACAGTATCGAACTTGACGCAAAAGGCCAAATCAAGGGTGCTGACAAGCTGACGGAAGCCGTAAAAACTGAATGGGCTGACTTCATCGTGTCCGAGGGACAGAGAGGTGCGAACACTTCAACGCCGCCCGGGAATACGCAGAACAAGACAGTTTTTTCTGCCGATGATATGAAAAAAATGTCCGCTGCTGAGATCAATGCCAACTGGGAGAATATCAAACAGTCGTTAAAATCGACAAACTAAATTGAAAAAGGAGCAAGAAAAAGATGGCTATTTCTTCTTTTATCCCTCAAATTTGGGACGCACGGTTGCTGAACGCGCTGGACAAGGCGCATGTGTTCGCAAATGTGGTCAATCGTGACTACGAGGGCGAAATCAAGCAGCAGGGCGATACCGTTAAAATCAACACTATCGGCGCTGTGACCATCGGCAACTACACAAAGAACACCGACTTCACAACTGGTCCGGAAGCACTGGCCACCACCGAGCAAACGCTAACAATCGACCAGGCCAAATACTTCAACTTCCAGGTCGACGATGTGGACGCCGCCCAGGCTGCCGGTGATGTGATGGATAAAGCAATGCAGCGCGCAGCTTACGGCTTGAACGACGCCGCTGACGCTTACCTGGCTAAACAGTTGGCCGATTCTATCACCGCCGGCAATGGCAACCTTGTCGCTACCGACGCTGTGGCGCTGACCTCTGCAAATGTGTACGAGAATGTCGTCAAAATGAAGCTGTTGCTTGACAAGGCGAATGTGCCGACCGTAGGCCGTTGGCTGGTTGCACCTCCCGAGATGATTGCTCTCATCTTGCAGGATGACCGCTTTGTTAAGACCGGCGGTTCTATGGCAGAGGATGTGCTGCAGAACGGCATTGTTGCTCGTGCTGCTGGATTTGACATTTATATGTCAAACAACTGTTTCAGCAAGACCGCAACCGGAACCACGACCGGAACCACGACCTTTACTGTCACCGCTGGCGACGAGGGTGCGTGCACCTATGCCGAGCAGATCGTAAGCACCGAGGCTTATCGCCCCGAGAAGCGCTTTGCTGACGCTGTGAAGGGTCTGCATGTGTACGGCGCAAAAGTCGTTGACGCTAAGCGCCTGGCAGGCTTGAAGTGCACATTCTAAGCGCGACAAAACCGAATTAAGACCTAAGACAAGGAAGGCGGCGTGACTTATGCTGACAGAAATTTGTGCGAAATTGCACAACTACTTCTTAGTGCCGAACGGCATTCACAAGGGGGAGTTCAAAATTGAAGGCGGCAAAATCACGCCGCTGGATTTTTTGCAGGAAGGGCAATACTTCCGCATCGTGGGGAGCGTCTTCAATGACGGCGTTCATAGGTATGCAGAGGCGGACTCGGATTTGACCGATGAGGCTTTCAGCGGGGCGATATGGGCACTGGCGATACCTCCTAAACTGGTGGACTTATCAAGGGAAATCAAGGCGTTTTGCGAGAGTGAAGCGGGCAAGCCCGGCGCGTTTGTGAGTGAGAGTTTTGGCGGATATTCTTACAGCCGAGGCACTGACACAAATGGCGCTGTGCTTGACTGGCCTACTGTATTTCGTTCACGCTTAAACGAATGGAGGAAACTACAATGAGTCTTTTGTCGCAAGCAATGACAGAGTGCGTCTTTGTACGGAAAATCGACAAGCCGGACGGCGAGGGCGGATATACCACCAGCTGGGTGGATGGCGCACCGTTTAAGGCAGCAATCACTTTTGACAGTTCGATGGAAGCACGCACGGCGGAAAAGGCAGGCGTTACAAGTCTGTATACCGTCACTGTTCCGATTGGAACACGAATCGAATATTATGATGTGTTCAAGAGGCTGTCGGACGGTAAGGTGTTCCGTGTGACTTCCGACGGCGACGACAAAATGACGCCAAAATCCGCCAGCTTCCAAGTGTTCCAGGTGACTGCGGAGGAGTTCACGCCCAGCGTTGGCGGTTAAAACAAGCCGTCAGTGGGTGAGAATGTAGTATTGTAGATGGCGTTGTAGTGGAGTTTTGTAGTCCGCCAAAAATGGCGCCGTTGAGCCAAAAACAAGGTACTTTTTATATACTCACTACAAACTCTACAAAGTTTTAGAGAGTGATATAAAAAGGGGCATATATATTGAAATATATTAAATACAGAACCTTGTTTTGTTGTAGTTTTTGTAGTTTTGTAGTAAAGTCCAAAGGGGAGGGCAAAGCAAATGGCGCAGACTAAGGCGGCAGCGATACAGGCGTTTTTTGAGCGTTTTCTGCCAGCGTATGAGGAAACGACGGTGCCTCAGGGCGCAGCACTGCCGTATTTGACTTACGCGCTTGTGACAGACAGCTTTCACGCTGATGGAAGCGGCGATACCAGCATTTCCGTTTCGCTGTGGTATAGGGGCACGACTTGGAAGCCGTGCAATGCGATGGCAGACAAGATGAGCGAGACACTTGGCTTTGGCGGATTAGTCATTCCCGCTGCTGATGGCTATATATGGCTAAAGCGTGGCACGCCGTTTGCGCAAAATATGTCCGACCCGGACGACGACCAAATCAGGCGGAAGATAATCAATGTCACCGCCGAATATCTAACAAAAAATTAAGAAAGGATTTATGAAATGGGTAAATTTGCAGTTATTCCCGAAAGCACTTTTGATGACCTGCAGCTTGATGCGGGCGTTTTGCTGAAGAAGTTTACACCAGGCACAACGACTGAACCGGCGGACGAGGATATTATTTGCGCCACAACCGGCGGTATAAACGCAACTTGCGTGCCGACTTATTCTGACTTCGGCGAGGATGTGGACAACTGTCCGAACGGTATGAAAGAGTTGAAGCACCTCGATAGCTGGGAGTGCAAGATGGCTTTCACCGCTTTGGGTACGAGCCCGGAAGCAATCCGGCTTGCGCTTGGTTCTGCCGATGTCGACAAGGTTGACACAACGAAAATCACACCTCGGGCGGACATCGCGCAGGCAGACTTTTCCGATCTTTGGTGGGTTGGTGACAAGGCCGATGGCGGTTTGGTTGCTATTCAGCTTAAGAACGCCTTGTCAACTGGCGGCTTCTCATTGCAGACAACCAAGAACGGCAAGGGGAAGATTTCTGTGGAGTTGACCGGCCATGTGTCTATCACCGATCAAAAGACCGTGCCGATGGTGTTCTATTCAACCGGCGCAAGCAAAGCCGCACAGAGCAAGGTCGCTGCGGCCAATAAATAAGGATTTTTTGTTTAGGAGGTAAACAAACATGAAAATTTCCGAACTAACAACAGAGCGGGCAGCGGATGTCCTTTGCGAAGTCAGCATTTATGCGCTTAATATTTTGAGCGACAAAGAATTGCTTGCTTCTCTGCGTATGCAGTTGGAGGGAACGGACGGCGACCGCACCAAAGCGGAGATGATCGCTATTGCGAGTGAGAAAGTCGCCGAACTTATCCCGCTTATATTGAAAAAACACAAAGACGATGTGTTCGGCATTGTCGCAGCTGTAAACGGGCTGACACTCGAGCAGGTGCGGCAGCAGAAAATCATCAAGACAATGACCGCCATTAAAGAGATGGCGCGAGATAAGGACTTGATTGATTTTTTCAGATCGTGCGTGTCCACGGGAAAAGCGTAACAAGGGCGTTAATTGACGCGCCAAGACTGACAGTACAAGGGCTGGTTCTCGCTCTGCCGTTACTTATTGAGCGGCAGGCCGACGAACTGGCCTTTCGTATTTATGTGACTAACTGCGCAAAAATCTTGACCGAAAACACGGCCAAGTCGGCTGGTGGGTCTTATTTGACAAAATCTTATTTGGACATCATCAACCCGCCGCCGCCGGAGACACGCACACCCGAGCAAGTTAAACAACAAATTCTCGGCAAGTTGAAAGATACAGCCGAAGAAAGGAATAACGACTAATGAACTTATTTGAATTGTTTGTTAAGATCGGCGTTGATGACCAGGCAAGTGACAAGGTCGGCGCTGTCGGTGACAAAATCAAGAGCGGACTTGGAAAGGCTGCCAAGGTTGCGGGCGCTGCCGTTACTGCCGCAGCGACTGCCGCCGGAGCACTCGTGAAACAGTCGACAGAAGCTTATGCGAACTATGAGCAGTTGGTCGGCGGCGTTGACACACTGTTCAAGAAGTCATCTAAAAAGGTGCAGGCGTATGCCGCAAATGCGTATAAGACTGCTGGTCTGTCTGCCAACCAGTATATGGAAACGGTGACAAGCTTCTCTGCGTCGCTTTTGCAGTCCGTTGGTGGAGACACCGACAAAGCGGCTGAAAAAGCAAACATGGCAATCACCGACATGTCCGATAATGCCAACAAGATGGGCTCGAACATGGCGGATGTAGAAAACGCCTACAAAGGTTTTGCAAAGCAGAACTATACTATGCTCGACAACTTAAAACTGGGCTACGGCGGCACCAAAGAGGAAATGGCTCGATTGCTGCAAGACGCGGAAAAAATATCTGGAATAAAATACGACCTGTCAAGCTATGCCGATGTCGTTGACGCAATACATGTTATTCAAACTGAAATGGACATCACTGGCACAACGCAGCGTGAAGCAGCTACGACTATTGAGGGATCTGTGAATTCCGCTAAGGCGGCGTGGCAGAACCTGTTGACAGGAATGGCGGACGACAACCAGGACTTCCAGGGGCTTGTAAATCAGTTTGTTGACAGTGTTGCGACCGCAGCAAACAACATTCTGCCAAGAGTGCAGCAAGCGCTCGAGGGTGTCAGTTCTCTGATCGAGAAGCTGGCGCCTGTGATTTCCGAGAAAATCCCGGAACTAATAACGGCGGTGCTTCCGTCGTTGGGCGAAGCCGCTCTTGGTATTATTCAGTCACTGGTTGACGGTATAAATCAATCTTTGCCCGCATTACTTCCGGCTGTGGTCAGCGTCGTAACAACTCTCGCAACTGGACTCATCGAAATGCTGCCGACTATTTTGGAAATGGGTCTAAACATCATCACGCAGTTGGCTCTCGGAATTGCCCAAGCGCTGCCTGAACTTGTGCCGACGATTGTTAATGTCGTTTTGCAGATCGCAACAACGCTGACAGATCCCGAAACGCTTAACAACTTGCTGAACGCTGCCGTTACGCTTATCACAGCGCTGGCAACTGGATTGATTAACGCGCTTCCTATTCTTTTACAGCAAGCTCCGGCAATTATTGGAAACTTAATCACTGCGCTGAATGCAAAGTTGCCTAAGATCCTGCAAATGGGCATAACGATTATCGTCAGCGTTGCTCAAGGACTGGTCGCTGCATTGCCAAAAATCGTAAAGGCAGCGCCGCAAATCATAATGTCAGTCGTAAGAGGTGTCGCTGGGTCAATATCTTCTCTTTTCCGTATAGGTAAGGACATTATAAACGAGGTTGGCGACGGATTCAGTGCAGCTGTCGACGGCGCTCGTGAGTGGGGTCGTGATATGATCGACAATTTCGTGTCTGGCATTCAAGAAATGTGGGGCGACCTTGTAAGTACAGTAAGCAACACGGCGCAGAAAGTCCGGGACATTTTGGGTTTCTCCGAGCCGAAAAAAGGCCCGTTGTCAAACTTCCACACTTACGCTCCGGATATGATGAAGTTGTTTGCAAAAGGCATTAAAGAGAACGAGTGGCTTGTGCTTTCGCAAATACAGAAATCGTTTGACTTTGGAGAGCAAACAATCAGCGCGGGCTATAACATTAAAGGCTCCGGCGCTGGTGGCGTTGGCGGCGTTGGAAATGTCAATGTGACTCTGGGAATTGACCCAAACGCCAGCTTGAACGCGCTCGCTCGTGCTCTGCTGCCGGTTCTTAAGGTTGTGGCAAAGGAGGCAGGCTGATAATGATTGCAATAAAAATCAACGGCGTTGTTTATGAGAATGTGGGAACGGTCAAGCCGTCTGTGGCTTACGAGTATTATTACGATGTCGTGACGATGGACGGCAGACGACACCGGGACATTAAGGGAAAGCGTACCAACTACGAAGTGACCTTTTTCAACAATGACTTTGCGGCTTACGACGCACTCAAAACGCTGCTAATGACCGCAGACAGCGTCTTGCTTGAAGTGCCGGACAGCAACAAAGGGACAAATACCGGGGAGTATTCCGTCACAGTGACCGGCGACGACATTAAGGGCGTGCTTTACGACGGCACATATTACAGCACGGCGCTGTCCGTCACATTTGAAAGGGTGACTTGCGATGAGTGAGAACAAATACGGCTATTTTAAGTATTCCGACTTCTCCGCAAGCGCCGCTAATGGGGCAACATTTGAAATACCGGATGTGACTTTGCAGCCTTTCTTTAACGACAACAGCGGAAACCTGCAAGCTGTGTTTACTGGCCGCTCCCAGGATTTCCTGTCCTTTGAGCCGCAGGGTTTTGATTTGAATAAGCACGTCCGTTTGCTTGACCCGAGCGCGCAGCAGTTCACGGAGGGCGTCGTGTCGGCTTACAGGAGCGGCAGCAACGGATTTTTTGCTGATGGGGCAACAAACTCTCCGTTTAAGATTGAAATATCGCTCACAGGCTTTTACTCAATGTCAGGGCTGACGATAAAATCACGGAATGTGATTAAGTCGCTGAAAATAGAAGCATTTCGGGACAATGAGCCGGTGGCTTCGGGTCAGTTTACTGGCAGCGAAAAAGAAGAGTTTTTCCCGCTCGTGATAGAGGACGCAAACAACATCACGCTGACAGTTGAACAGGTGGAGCCGCTGTCGTTTATCGGCATTTGGGGTATTCAATTTGGCACGGCTCGAGAGTTTGGCGACGATAGCATTATATCTGCTTCGGTGTCGAAGCTGTACTCGCTGACGGCGAAATCTCTGGAATATGATACGCTGGACTTGACTGTGCTTGACCCGCAGCGTGGCAACTATCTCGTGCAGAACAAACAGACGATTGACTTTTGCGTCGGCGAAAAAAATATTGAGCGCTTTTTCGCCAACCAGGGAGCGGAAAATGGGGACAACACCACGACGATACAAGCGTATAATGTCGTGTCGATTTTTGAAGCACAAACCCTCGGTGGATTTTTCGGAGCCGGTGCAAATCAGGTCATTAGAGCGTTGGTCAAGCCGCTGGGCTACGATATAAGCATAGACGAATGGAAAGAACCGGACATTGACGGCTATATTCCTATTTGCTCCGTTAGAGAAGCACTACAATACATTGCGATAGGCTCCGGGCTGCGGTTCAGCAATCAAGACGGCTTGGACACGCTGCGGGTTGAGCCTGTTCCGACAGTGCCGGAGGAGACGGCGGTGGAGTACACCGAGGAAAACATCGTAGGAACTCCAAAATACGACAAGACAGATATTGTAAAGTCCGTCACGCTGAAACTGCACAAGCTGTCGCAAGTCAAAGACACCGAGGAGTTATATCACTGGTACATTGCAAAGAACAAAAAGGTAAAAATCACATTCAGCAGCCCGCACGCCAACCTAAAGGCGTATGAAGTCACTGGACACAACGTGGACGGTGACGACCTGGTTGCGGAAACGCCGAGTAAGAATGTAACTTTTGAGAAAAAAGAAGCAAACTATTGCGTTGTGGTGAACAAGTCGAGCAATAAGATTGTCATTATCGGGAACAAATACGAAGATACAACAGTAGAGTATGTTTCCAAAAGCGCAGAGTTGGCGGACAACGACGAAGCAAGCGAGGTCACCTATGAAACATACATTTGCACGGACGACCCGCAGGCAATCTGCGACGAACTGCTGGAACAGAACAACCGGCGAACAAAAATCACATTCAGCACTCTTGATCGACCAAAAATCGGAAAGGCGTACAATATTTTGGGCAAGGTGATGGTGATTACCAAAGTCACAGACACGCTGACGGGCGTATATGAAGTGGAGGCGATATAATGGCGGCTGGTAGAATTCTCGGTGAAATGTTCGACACCCCGGATTACAAGCTGTTTGTTGATTGGCGGTCTGTCGTTGACAATATGCGCAATAGTTCACTGGTCACGGCAGAAATGTACATTCAATACATAGGCAGCGGAACCGGTGCAGCTGGGCAATGGAACGGAGCGCCGATTTTGGCCATTGACGGCAAGAAGCGCGAAGCGACCGACACGAAAGTTGATACGAGCAGCGGGCGGCCGGTGCTGCTGTTTGGAGTGTACAATCAGCTGGTGGAGCACGACCCGGACGGATACAAGGCAGTAGAGATAAAGGGAGAGGTTGGCTGGGTGACCGGCACAACGCTCACAGGTGGCGGCAGGATTGAAGGCATTGCTGCGATGGACAAAGCGGATGTTGATCCGCCTATATTCTCGTCGAATGTACTCGTTCCAATCAAAGGCAAGGACTATGTGAAAGTGACTTTCACTACAAAATCAGATCTTTCGCTTGTTGAGTATTCTCTCGATGGCGGAGACTTCATTGCGGTTGATTATTCCGGCTCGGCTTTTGTTTCTTTCTACATTCGTGATTTGAAAATCGACACCGTTTATTCGCTTGTGGTTCGGATCACCAAAGCGGGCAACAATATGCAAGCGCTATCGCCGCAGATCACTTTCAAGACATCAAAGGTATATGTAAACGATTTTGAGTTGGACAAAGATTATATATCGGTCAAGCAAGGCGAAACGGCAAAGCTGGTAGAGGGTGTGGACTACTTCCTTTATCCCGAGGACGCAACCGACAAGTCGCTGACGGTCAAGAACACGAACAGCAGCGTTTGCAGCGCAGAATATGTGGACGGCGCCGTGGTGGTTCACGGCAAGGCAAAAGGAACGGCAGACCTGCGGCTGTCTGTAAACAGCACGCTGCCTATTTACGGCGTGCCGGAATTCCGGGTGCGTGTCAGCGTCAAGGTTCCGGTTGAGGGCGTAAGCTTCAACATCAAGCAAACAACGCTGCGAGTTGGGGACACCTGGCAAGCAGACTACACCGTGCTCCCGGTCGGCTGTGATGGCTACGATGTCGAGTTGCGGTCACTTATGCCAAGCGTTGCCACGGTTGACGGATCTGTCGTTACAGCCGTTGCGGCTGGAGTGGCGCAAATCAGTGTTGTAGTGACAGCCGACGAAAAGGAGTACACGGATGTGTGCGAGATTACCGTTGTTGCTGCCGGGTCACTCGATGGTTATCAAAATTATTATGAGCCGGTGGATTTCTTGACGGAGAATGTGCTCAACGATATATGGAGAAACGCGCAAATCATCAAAGCGTTGTTTGATCTGCAAACAAAAGACAAGTACAAAATTGGAGCGCTAACAAAGCCGCCACAAAGCACGGTTGGTGGAGTAGCACAGCCATACGGCGGGACACAGCTGGCTGATGTAAAGGCTGTTCTTGACGGCGTCGAAACGGATATGCAGGCGCTCAACTCGTCCAAAATTGAAAGCGTGTATTATATTACGAGCAGCTACCGCATTGACCCTTGGGGGATTGACAAGGCCGGAGTATGGCGCTGGCTGCAAATCTTGGAAGATCTATTCCAAATGCTGACCACGGATGTCGGTTACTGGGGCTACCTACAATGCACGGACGGCACGCCCACCGTTGACGGCAGAACATTGGCTGCTCGCGGAACTTCCGTTGCGGTTGACTTTGCGAGCGTAATAAGCTAAAATAGAAATATAAAGGAGGAATTCCGAAGATGGCATTATCACCAATTAAATTAAATGTGAAAGCCCAGCAGCTGGAAGCGCTCGCCAATATGCTAACAGGCGAAGACATCACTTTCGTCTTTGACGCCGGTGGAGCAATCAAGGACAGCGTTGAGTTTACTTTGGATACCGCTCTGTCGGAGGGCAGCCAAAACCCTGTCACTAATGCGGCAATCACGGAAGCGATCAACGACCAGTCCGCAAGGGTTGACAAGCTGGAAGCGCACAAAGGCGTGTCTTATCTGCAAGCGTGTTTGCCCAGTGACACAAAGATCACGAAAGAGGGCACATACGAAAATCCGGTTATTCTGCCGTTCACTGGAACCACGCGAAGCGACGGATCGGGTCTTAGCATTGGCGACAACGGCATTGTTATCGGTACTGGCGTTAAAAAGGTGCGGGTGTCTGCGCAGATGTATATGTGGAAATCAACAGCCTTGACTCAGTGCGAGATTGAAATCGCATTGCGAAACGCAGACGGAACTTTTTCTCGTTTAGTGCGCAAATTAAAAAAGCGCGGCAGCGAGTATGAATCGATTTCGACTCCGCAAATCATTCTACCGGTCACCGAAGGGCAGACCGTGCAAGCCCTTTATATCGGAAAGCCGGACACAACGATTTCTGCATATAAAGACAGCACTCTATTGCTCGTTGAAGTCGTAGAATGGGAGGACACGAAATGAACGTATATCTAAAAGACAGCGTGTTCACCACCAGGATCGACACAAGCGAGAACTGGGCTGCTGCCAACCCGGTGCTGTATAAAGGCGAACGAGGCATTGACAGCACCGAGGGCAAGGAAAAGGTTGGAGACGGCGTGACGGCTTGGAACGATCTGCCGTGGTTTGGCAATGGCGGGTATGCCCATGCTGCCGAGGTTTGGGAGCCTGTGTTCTCCAAGACCTTTGACGAGGACACTACGGCCAACCAGCAGTGGGACCTTGCCAAGCCCTGCCGCAAGATCAGACTGCGCATGGCGGTGGTGGGCAGTGCTTCTAATTCAGCGGCCGGTGATACCACCGTGTATCTGAATTCCTACACCTCTAAGTGCTTCTTGCCTAACGCTTTTCGGTTTGAAACGGCCACGACCAAGGGCGCCTTTGCTGTTGCAGAGGTGGACATCACAGAAGATATGGTGCGTGTGCAAACAAACAAGAGCAACATCGTCAGTAATTTCAACTCGGCAAACCTCATGGCCGGCGGAACAATTTGGGCCGCCAGCGGTATCACATTCAACATCTTTAAGGACGCCGAGGGTCACGGCGCGATCAAAGCGTTGTCTTTCCCGACAAACGGAAAGACCATTGGCGCCGGAACGCAAATCGAGATTTTGGGGGTGGCAAAATGAATGTAGAGACCGAAAGTCGCATTGCATATCTTAAGGCAGAACTGGCCGATACGGATTATCTGTGTCTGAAGTTTACAGACGGAGCGCTGTCCGAGGAGGAATATGCGCCAATCCGTCAAAAGCGGGCAAAATACCGTGCGGAAATCAACAAGCTGCAAGAAAGCAGCGAAAATTAAGAAAGGCGGTAACAAAAAATGAAAGTAAGCAAAGAAACAATCGCGAGAACGGTGGTGCTGTTCGTGGCACTGCTGAACACCGTGCTGAATGCCTGCGGAAAGAACCCGCTGCCGTTCAGCGATGACGAGGTCTACACTGGAGTGTCTGCCGTTGTGGCAACCGTTGCCGCCGTGTGGGCTTGGTGGAAGAACAACAGTTTTACTGCTGCTGCCGTCAAGGCTGACGAGGTTTTGAAGATTGAAAAAGCAGAGGGCGGAACCGAAGACGAGGGGGAGCAGTGATGGGCACACTTCTTTATTATTGCCGGCAGACAACCGAGGCCTGCAAGGGCATTCCGTACGCCAGCAAGAGTCATCCGTATAAGTACGGCACTTCCGGCTGTATTTACACCAGCGGCTGCGGAGTGTGCTCCAGCTTGATGGTTTTGCGCAATTTTGGCGTTGTGCCCGCCACGATGAACACGAAGAGATGGGCGGCCGAGTGTGTCAAGATGGGCGCAAGAGCAGCAGAGGGCACGAATATGGCCAAGATTGCCGAGCACTTCAAAAAGTTTTACGGCATTACCGCCAAGCAGACAAAGAGCACCGAAACTCTGAAAAAGCACTTGAGAAACGGCGGGCGTGCTATTATCTGTGTAACCGGCAGAGGCAAACGGCTATTCAGCAACAGCGGGCATTATATCTATGTTGGCGGCATTGACAAGTCCGGCAATCTAATCATTCTCGACCCGTACTGGTACGACGGCAAGTTTACTTTGACGGCACGCAGAAAGGCTTATACAAAGGTCAAGAATGACCGAGAAGTCTATGTGCAGCCGTCAGCACTGGCGGCAGACATCGGCAGTATTTGGCTGTTCACCGCCCCGAAAGGTGTTAAACCGCTGTGCAGCGTAAACGATGTAAACCACAAGAAGCCGAAACCGGTGGCTCCGGTGGTTCACCTTGGCCAGCATATCTTGACTGCCGTGCGTGGCGTTTACAAGGGATGCGGCGCAGATACAGGGCGCAAAAAGGTCAGCGACTTGTCAGAGGACGGACAGAAGCACGCCACGACCGCCAAGAAGTCAGCATTTGCGTTTTTGAGAAAAGGGACGATAGTTTCCTTGCTTGAAGTCAAAAAAGCAAAATCGGGCAATTTGTGGGCTAAAATTCCAAGCGGTTGGATTTGCATTTGGGAGAAGTCCGACAATACCCTGTTCGTTAAGTAAGCAAAGGGGGGGCAGGTTGTGGGAATGAATAAGGACGACCTTGAAACAATACGGTCAGAATTCGACAACAGATATGTGCTGCAGGCGACCTGCGACGAAAGGCACAGAGCCGTCAGCAACAAGTTTGCGAATGACGATAAGCGCATTGAGTTGCTTCTGCAACGGCTTGCATCTTATGACAAGCTGCTTTGGATAATTACCACAAGCGTCGTCGGTACGCTGGTGACATCGGTCGTATCGATTATTATACACGGATAAGAAAGGAATTGCGATGGACAACAACAAACAGTGTGACGGCTGCCAAGTGTCAGCCAATGTGCCTTACGCAGCATTTGAGGCAGTGTCTGCCAGGGCTGAGCGGAACATTCGGCGACTTGCTTTAATTATCGTTTTTTTGATCCTTGCGCTAATTGGGTCAAACATTGCGTGGCTGTGTTACGAGAGCCAGTTTGAGGATGTTACAAGTCAAACAGAGCAAACCGTAACGCAAGACACAGAAGGCGGTGGCGACAACAATTTCGTGGGTGGTGATTTGGTTGGCACGGCAGACGATTAAAACAAGAACTGTCACGCACAGAAGAGTGCGAAAGACAGGCGGAAATTCCGGCTACAAGAAATGTCCGACCTGCAAAGGCAGCGGGCGGGTGAAATCAAGATGAGGTGGAGCAGATGAGGGCGGACGATGTGGCAGACCCGTCAAGAGAACAGTGGGAGCACCTAATCGAGCAGTACATTTTTAACGAGCAGCACCGCCGCATATTCAAACGCAGGTGGCTTGACGGCGTTTGCTTTGAGCCGTTGGCGGAGGAGTTTGACATTTCTGTTCGGCACGCACAGAACATCGTCTACAAGTGCGAAAGAAAGATTTTGCGCCACATTTGAAGCCTGCCGTTGACAAGACCTCTGCAATCGGCTATAATGATATTGTTGGTAGGGCGGCCACCCGAAGCGCCGTGTATCTCCCTGGCTGGGCATTCACTACACGCCCACCAGTGAGCGGGTAACTATCAACAAGTCGGACAGCAACCCGACGAGCATATTCTTTTCTCCTTCCAAGAATGTGACGAGCAGAAGGAAGCACCCAGTCAACTGGCTGGGTGTTTTCTTTATGCCAAAAAAGCCACCGCTGGGACACTTGCCGTGGATCACTGGCAGAGGTGCGGGTGGCCTAATCGCTTTTATTTTACAACGAGATTTTTGGAAAGTCAAAAAAATATTAAAAAAGTATTGAAAAAGTATAAAAAAAGTATTGACTTTTGCCTTGCGTTGTGGTAATATATAATCAAAGGGAAGGGGAAAGGAACCCCGACAGACACAATAAGCTGGCAAGCTGAAATGCGAAAGGAGAAAGCTATGAACGCATACATCGTGAGAACCGCAAAAGACAAGAAAGAGATTGACCGCTTTGAAAGCCTGGAGACAGCGCTCGCTGCCATTGAACATTACGAGGAGCGGGACGAAAAGGCAGGCACATTCAAAAAGTGGGCTTATGAGGTCGCCTACGAGGGCACCTGGTACAGTGTGGTGGACATTGATATCCGCGAGAACGGCGAGGCCGGAGACGAGGATCTGCTTTGGATTGGTGATAATGAGCAGGAGGCGCTGGAGGCATTTGAGCGGCTGTGCTGGGAGAACCGGCACAACATGAAGAACCGCCGCATTGAACTGCGCAAGACGGATTACGATTCGAGAGACCCGGAGCGCTGCATTGAGGGATACGACGATTTGAAGAAAATGGAGGGCTAATGCGATGGACATTCACGAGACGATCTACTGGCACTTGGGCGGCTATTCGCCCAAGTTGTTCAGCAAAAGCAAGCGAGTGCTGCCGGAGTACAGTCGATATATGGCGGTGCTGCTGCAACACCTGTTAGACGGAGAGCGGCACTTCTACATTTGCCGCAGACACGGAGAGAGCCGCACAGAGTTGGCATTTTTGAACGCGTTGTATATCAAAGGTGCGTCTGATTTCACGCCGGACAGAATTTGGTTAAAGCTGGATGGCAGGCGGAAAGAAGCCAAGCGGTTGATTGAACTTGCGAAACACTTGGAAAGAGAGGCGAAGAAACAATGAGAAATGCAATATCTGCCGTGCTGCGGTGGCTTGGTTGTGCAGTGGCCTGCGTTGGATTCTGCTTGGTTTCGGAGCGGTTTTGGTGGATGCCTATACCGTTTATAGTCTTTGGCGGTTTAACAGTCTTAGCGGGCGTTATGCTGGCCGTAGACGACTGTGAGGACGATGGGCGCAAAAAAGACGACCAGCAGCAGCCAGTCGCCCGGATTACAGACTTTCAGCAGACCTATTTACTTGCTTGCTCACTCGGAAAGGACGATGACGGTTCCAACGCGTCCAGCCGAAGCATTGCAGAGTGATAGAGAGCTGGAGCAATCACCTGGAGCGTGTCCATTAATTCATCCATAAGGTCGAGCACCTGGCAGGTGTCTAAGCCGTCAGCTGCCGCCAAGAAGTCGCTGGAGCCGTCAGTGCTCACAGGCTTGGCGGACTTGCTGGCGCCGCTGGTAAGATGGTCACGGACGATGTATAGCCACGCAAGGCGCTCAACTGTCGCCCAAGTCGTGTCGTGGTTGCGCTCCAAGTCGAGTATATCTTGATTGAGTATATCCAATGAAATCATAGTTTTTCCTTTCATATAGAGGGGGTGAGAAAATGAACAAAGAGGTTGTGTTCGTGTACACTTTCTCCGACGGGTATCGTTGCTGGTGTGCTGGGTTCGATAAAGTCGAATTACAACACGCAGAAGCAAAACACGGCAAGCTGGTCAATGTGCAGCGAGAATATTGAGAACAAGGGCAGAGCGAAGGCTCCGCCCTTTTCTTTTAATCCGTCACAATTCCGTAATGCGGAGAATATCTTTCAAGCAATCTGTCTTGCTCTGCGCAGATCGCAGAAAGATCGTAATCTAAGCACTCCAGCGTGATCTGTTGTCTTTCGACGCGCTCCAGTTCGCAAGCTACCGACTCAACAAGTCGCTTGACTTCGCAAGCCGCAGCAACCTCGCCAAGTTCGTGCAATTCGACGTATGCCTGTTCGTACAGCTTCTTGGTTTCGGTTTCCCAAGAGTGCCACCGCGAGAATGCGTCGCGTACTGCTTTGCGTTTGGTTCCAGCGTCCACCTGCTGGCGGGTGTACTTCCGCCACGCTTCCGGGATGATCTCCGGGTCTTTGGATTCTGCTTCCGGCAGCAGCTGGTTGAAGCGTGAGACGAAATACAAGGCGGTCTTTTGATGTTCGAAAAATTCGGACATCGCTTGGCATTCTTGCTGTCGTTGATAGCCGCACAAATTCAAGAAGCCGAAATATTCAGCCAGCTGGCTATGCAGCATTACTCCCTCGATTTGGTGGGCGTTGATACGCCCGAAAATTTCACTTGCATTCATAGGCGGCCGCCTTTACAGTTTTTCGACTGTCACCGACAGGTTGTTGACAACTGCCGCAGAGTCGCCAAGCACAAAGGACAGAATGGAACTGTCACAGCCGCAGGCATTGCGGATAATGGCGCTCACTGTCAGTGTAACGGTTTCATTTACTGCCGCTGTGGTTGCGCTCGCAGTTGCGCCGATCACGGCCACGCCGTCCTTTTGGGCGGTCAAAGAAACAGTGCCAGCAGCAGCAGGCGTAACGGTGGCCACTGCGGTCACTTTGTAATAGCCGCTGCCGCAGAGCGTGATTGTGTTGCCGTCCTGCCGGATGTTGCAGCCAAAACGTCGGGAGGTCACGCCAACAGGAATAACGCTGCCGGCCGTAATTGTGGGTTCGGTTGTGTTTGTTGCATAAATTGCAGATTTCGACATTTTAGTTTTTCCTTTCTTAAAAAAATTGGCGGGAGCAGCTTCTGCCGCCCCCGCCGGTTGAAATCCTCGCCGTGGTGGCGTGTGTGATTAAACGTTGCAGCAGCTGTTGCAGCCGCAGAACGGAGACGGGCCAGCATTGTACGCGTAACTCGTCGGGTAGCGAACAACGCCGCAGAAACGGCTGTCCATTTCAAGGCTTGTCACCTTGTCACGCAAAGCCTGGATCTCGTTCGTCTGGATCAGCTGCCGGGTGGCTTCGCCCTCTGCGTGAATAGCAGTGGTGATGTCGCAAGCGTTCTGATTCATCTGTGCAGACAGATTGGCCGTCGCAAGCTGGTTCTTGCAGCAGCAGTCTGCCAGCTGGTTTTGAATTGCTCGACCCTCGGTCAAAATGCTGTTGTTCAAAGCAAAGGTGCTGTCGCAAAGGCCATTGCCGATGTTGGTCAGCCGGTCGTTGATCTGGCCGAACTGCTGGCCGAACAGGATCTCCTGCTGGCTTGCAGCGGTTGCGTACTGGCCAAACTCGCCCTGTCGGTTCCAGCCGTTGCCGTTAAATCCCCAAAACAGGAAGAGCAGGATTACCCACCAAGCGCCGTTGCCGCCAAATGCGCCATTGTCGTCACCTACGGCTGCCCGCAGGTCGGAAAGTGAATAGTTGTCCATTTCGTTTTTTGTCCTTTCGTTAGATTTTTTATAAACAAGGCTGCGCGCCGCCTTATTTAAGCATTGATTGTATTTGCTCCGCTTGTGCTTTCAACTGCTGGAATTGCTGTTGGCTCATCTGCCCAGTGTTGAGCAAATTCTGCACGATAGCCTGCGGGTCTTTCCCGCCAATGGCTTTACGGAATTCCGCCAGCTGCTGCAAGAAATTCCCGCTGTTATTTAGTGGCAGGTTCTGCAGCTGTTGCCCGCTGTTTGGTTTTTGCATTGCGTCCAGTATCGGATTGCGCATTGATGATCTCCTCCAATCTTGCTATGCGCTGTTCAAGGTCTGCGTTGGTCGGCTGCTGCGTCTGTTCGTGTGGTGTGATGTTGAATGCCGACACTGTCTTGTAGCCTGCGCCGTCGGTCTTGACGAGCCACACAAGCGGCTGGCTTTCGTCCAGCAGTAAGGCGCTGCTGTTCGGTGCCAGTGGGTAGGCCTGTGCTCCGTTCTCTCCGTTGACAGTGACTACATCACAACGCTGTTGTATTGCTTGATTCTGTTGCATTGCCGCAAGCCTGTCAGCGTATGGATTTCCGTAGGGCTGCACGCCCTGCATATAGCCATTGAATGTGTTATACATTTACCGTTCCCTCCGTTTCTATTTCTATTTTAGGATTTTACAGTTTGTATTGCCACGAGCATATCACGCAAGATTTATACCGATTGTATAAAAGAAATATAAAAAAAATATAAAAAAGGTATTGACTTTTCGACTTTGATGGTGTAGAATAGTAAATGTAAGGGGGAGAGATGAAGACCCCCGACGAAAGGAGAAAACAAAATGAAGGTTGTTGTTAAAGATTGGTTTTTCAATAAAATGCAGGACGAGGCTTGCGGCGTACACTTGATCCACACCGCTGTGCAGGTGATCGACGAAACAGCCAAGGATTACAAGCTGGAGATAATCGCCACAACTTATGACGGCGAATTTGAAACCACCAAGGCTATGTGGTGCCCGAAGTCTTGCACGATGACAGAAGAAGAGTACAAGGCAGATGAGCAGGCACAGGCCGACCGATTCCAAGCTGGCTGCGAGGCTTATGAAAAGTTGCTGACTTTCGCCAAAGACAACGGAGTTAAAGGCGTTCGTAAGGGTATGCGTAAGGCGACGATCCTGGCAAGGCTCGAGGATGCTGGCTTGCAATATATCGCATAACGAAAAGGAGGACAAAAAATGAACAGATGTACAATTTGCGGCAGGACTTTCGACGGATGGGAGATCAGCGGCGGAGTCTGCGACGGCTGTGCTGAAGCTATGGACGACGACAAGATGGTTTGTCCGATTTGCGGCAAAGAACATTACCAAGAGGATATGCCACACGGAGTGTGCTCCGACTGTTTGAGCGAGGTTGCTTGGCAGTTTGACACTGTAAAGGAGATCGTCGGAAGCGAAAAGGAGAGCGTCCAGCTATCCGCGTTAGTCGTTTCGATGTTAGATCCGGACGAAATCGAGGAAATCTGCGAGAGAGAAATCCGAAAGGCTGTTGAAGCCGGAGAGATTGACCTTTCACCGGTGATAGAAGCGGACGAAGACTGGTTCTGCGAGCGCTTCATTGAACACGACAGAAAGGAGGGTGAGAGATGAACAACACGACAACCAGGGACAACTTGCTGTTGGTCAAGATGACCGACGACGAGAAAGAGCAAATCCGGCAGGCGGCTAAGCTGCTGGGGCTGACGATGTCAGCTTATGTTCGCATGGTTCTGCTCGCGGCAGCGGGCAAGGAGAAAGGAGAGTAAGAAATGGCAATCATTGTAATGATTTACGGCCAGAGCGGCACAGGCAAGTCAACCAGTTTGCGCAACTTCGCCACGGACGATGTGGCAATCGTGAATGTGAGTGGAAAGCCGCTGCCGTTCAAAAACAAATTGAAAACATACAACAGCGACAACTACGCCAGGATTGAGAAAGCGATTGCAGCAGCACCGCAGAGGTCTGTTGTGATCGACGACGCCACCTACTTGATGGTCAATGAATTTATGCGCAACGCCAAGGTGACAGGGTACCAAAAGTTCACCGATATGGCGCTTTCATTCAATCACTTGGTGGAATTTGCCGCCAAACTGCCGGACGACAAAATTGTCTACTTTCTCGGTCACAGCGACCAAATGGACGATGGCCGGGAGCACTTTAAGACAATCGGGAAAATGCTTGACAATTATGTAACGCTGGAGGGGCGTTTTACAATCGTCTTGAAAACTGTTGTGCAAGATGGCCGGTATTGTTTCCAAACGCACAACAACGGCCAGGACACAGTAAAAAGTCCGCTTGGTATGTTTGACCAAGACTTGATTGACAATGACCTAAAGGCGGTTGACAGCGTCATTCGGGAATATTACGACATTGGCGGTGCAAGTGATGAGCAATGAAACGCTGAACGGCGTTAAATCGTTTATTGACGGAACGGCAACCGTCGTTGTACACTTTCCAGTGGACTGGCAAGGGCGCAGCTTTGTGTGTTGTGTACAGTGTCCGTATCTGTCAAGCAGCAAGCGATATTGTCAGCTTAACCAGCATCCGGTGCAATTTCCGGAGCATTACATCGGGTATGACTGCCCGCTAAATTTTGAAGAACAAAAGGAGTTTGAAAAATGAAAAAGTTTGATTTCGAAGCTAAAAAAACAGAAATGTCATCCGACCCGCTGCCTGCTGGTGGATATGTGGCGAAGATTGTAAATGCGCTTATCAAAACATACGATTGGGGCGAGGTGCTGGTCATTTCGTTTGACATCGACGAAGGAGAGTACAAAGACTTTTTTCGTAAGCAGTTCAAGAACTCGCCGTTTGAGGACAAAAAGTGGAAAGGCAACATCCGAGTGACGGTTCCGGACAAATCAAATCAGTGGTATGAAAGCCAGCTTAAGCGGTTCGGAAACTTGATTGCTTGCTTAGAGGAGAGCAACGACGGCTACCATTGGGACTGGGACGAAGCAGCACTCAAGGGCAAGCGTGTTGGTGTTCTGTTCCGCGAAAGAGAGTGGGCGTACAATGGCAACACAGGCTGGACAACTGAGGCGTGCTCCATTCTGTCGGTGCAGGATGTCAAGGGCGGAAAATTCAAGGTTCCAAAGGCGAAGGCATTGCCTTCAAGTCAAAAGCCGGCCGCTGTTGACAGCAACGCCGATTTTGAGGTCATCGACAATGGAGACGATGACGACCTGCCGTTCTAATGCGGCAGGCTGAAATTGAGGCGGTGCTGGGCACAATGCAAATCGTTGTTGACACGCGAGAGCGCCGAACAGTGGAAGCAGTCAAGAGATGGGAAGCGTTCGGCGTTCCTTACCGTCAAGACAAGTTGGACTTTGGCGACTATGGCGCAGAGTTTGACATACCTGGATTTGGCAAGTGGATTTGTCCAGCCGTGGTGGAGCGCAAAATGTCATTAACAGAAATCTGCGGTAATTTCTTTCAACACCGAGACCGATTCGTTCGTGAGTTTGAGCGAGCAACGGCGGCTGGGTTCAAAGTTTACTTGCTGATTGAGGGCGAAAGCTGGGAGGCGGCATACGCTGGCCACTACCGGTCGAAGGTTCTGCCGCAGTGCCTGGTGGCAAGCCTAACGGCTTGGATGGCGCGGTATAACTGTGTCGTTCTTTTTTGCACCGCCAGGACGGCACCGAAATTGATTAAAGAGGTTCTTTATAGAGAAGCAAAGGAAAATTTTACAAAACATTTCAAGGAGGACTAATTATGGATATTGAGAAACTCATTCATCAGCTGAATGACATTAGAAAAAGAGTAAGCGGAGATACCGCCGACGCAATCGCGTCCGCAACTGAAATCGTAAAAAAGCAAAGACCCGAGAGGGTTTTAGAATTTACTGTACCAGTGTTCACGACCAACGGCCACCACGAAGAAGTGAATGTAAATTCTTGCCCCACCTGTTTCCGAACGGTCGAGCACACAGAGTTTTGCCCGCATTGTGGCCAGCGTCTGATTTGGAAAGACACTGACGGGCTCGTGACGAGATGATGAGCGAAGGACAGCACACAAAGGGAAGTATAGCTGCGATAATGGAAAGGTGAAAGAAAAATGACACGAGAAGAATTAAAAGTCGTGCTTGAATTGCATAAGAAATGGCTAAACAATGAAGATGATGGAGCAAGAGCCAACCTGTGGGGAACCGACCTACGAGGAATTGATCTAAGAGGAGTCGATCTGTGATTGGCTTGTCTCTCTGAAGCTGATATGCGTGGAGTTGATCTGCGGGGAACCAATTTGCGAGGCGCTGACATGTGCAGAGTTGACATGAGAGGAGCCAACTGCTGTGGAGCCGATTTGAGTGGGACCGACTTGCGAGGAAGTGATATGAGAGGAACCGATTTAAGCGGAGCCGATCTGTGGAAGGCTAAACTATGGAAAACCCGCTTGCAAAGAGCAAAATTGAGTGAAGTTATGAATTTCCCGTTAATACCTTATGCTTGCCCCGAAAAAGGTGAGTTTGTCGCGTTCAAGAAATGTGGTAAATACATTATTGAACTCCTTATTCCAGCAGACGCAAAACGCTGTTCCGGAACTACGCGGCAATGCCGTGCAAGCTATGCCAAGGTGCTGTCGATTACAACACTGGCGGGCAAACCTGTCAATATTGACGGTGTCATAAACACTGGATATTCCCCGAATATCGTTTACATGGTCGGAGAGCGTGTATATCCGGATGAGTTTGACGATAATCGCTGGAATGAATGTTCACATGGCATTAGCTTTTTCATCAACCGCCAAGAAGCGGTTGAATATTAAGGAGGACAAACCGATGTGTACAGGAATGACAAGTTTTAACCGGACGGACGGCTGGATAAGCGTGAAGGACAGACTACCGGATAATGCAAGGTTCGTTTTGTTGTATGTTAAAACCAAAAAGCAAACAGGATATTCTTTTGGATGGTTTAACAACAAAACAAAACAGTGGTCTTGCACTCAACGATTGTTTAATAGTAACTTTGAATTTGAAAAAGTTACTCATTGGCGAGAGCTGCCTGACCCGCCGAGAATGGAGGTGCAGGAATGACGAATTTTGAAAAATAAAAAATATGAGTGTTGAGGAAATGACAAAAGCTATATATGGCGGAATATCAAGTGACCCGTGCGATTATTTCATTTGCAATAAAAACCATTGTCACGGTTTTTATTGTGTTGAAGGAGATGGCCTTGATGTGATTGTCGAATGGCTCAATAGCGAGGTGGAAGAATGAGAGATATACTTTTTATAGGTGAGCGAGAAGACAACGGCATAAAGAAAGAGATCAATGACCTTGCTAATAATATAACAAAACGAGTTCTGAAAAGTCGATGTAATCGACTACGAACCGCTGTTATAGAAGAACTCAATAGACTCCCATTGAGCGGCAAGAGAAAGTATAAATGCTACATCTTGATTATGGAGTCGGAGTTTGATGTAGCTGTGACGATATTTGAGCACCCGGTTGATGGAGCGCACCTTTGCATTATTCGTGATGGGATTTGTCATATTTTCTTTGACGAAAAACAGCCGTTCAATGTTGCAATTCAGAAAGAGGAGGACTTGAAATGACCGAAAGTGATTACAAATACTTGCAAGAGCGGCTGTCGAAGAAGTCTGAGAATAACCCGTATAAACATACAGGCTGTACCAATTACGAAACAGGATACAAAGAGGGCATTGCCGCCGCAAAGAGTATCTTATCCGAGTTTTATCACAGGATGGAGGATTTGAAATGAAATTCAATCTAAATGATTACCGAGGCAATTATGTAATGCACTGCAAAACTGAAGAAGAAGCTGAGAGCTTTTGCCGATTTCTTCATCAAAATGGCAGGAGATGGTGTAACGGAAATAGTTATCTGGAGGATGATAGCTGGGATAACTATGAAAGAGACACCGTGTATTGCTTCAATGAGGGTACGTATTGTAGTGTTGAATATGCCAGACGTATGAATTACGGAGTTCTTGAATGGAACGATTTTATGGAGAATGAGGAAACTGTAAGTAAGTTTACGTTTGACGACTTAAAAATGGTTTGCAAATGTGGCAGCAAGGAGTTCTTCACCGAGAAACACGGCAACCAGACCGGGCTTTATTGCTCAGCTTGTGGTAAGTGGCAGAAATGGCTCAAGAAAGACGAGATGCGACTTTTCAATCACGATGTCCCGTCCGGCTGGATCAGTGTAAATGACAGGATGCCGGACACGGACAGAGAAGTGCTTGTTTACGATTTGGACTTCGGTTGTTTCGTGCTGTCTTGCAGAGGAACGGAGTGGGAGGACTTACCAATATTCAACCTGCATGTTACTCATTGGCGAGAGCTGCCTGACCCGCCGAGAATGGAGGCGTAGGAATGACAAATTTTGAAAAAATAAAAAATATGTCACCTAAGGAAATGGCAAAATTCATTAACTCTATAGTTGCATGTTGCCTCGATGTTGAAGAACGTGCTGACTGTATTCCATTTATAGAAAAATGGCTTAATAGCGAGGTGGAAGAATGACAATACAAAAAGCACTTGAAATAATCAAGAACGAAATGCCATACGAAAGTGGCGTGATCAATAAGGCTTTGAATATGGTTGAAAATGCCGTAGAAAAGCAGATACCAAAAAAGCCAGACCTTATCGGTGACGGATATGACGATAATGGCTATTTGATTTACGACACTTGGATATGCCCTTGCTGCCGAACAGATTATGAACTTGATTATGATGACTATAAATTTTGCCCGGAATGCGGACAGAATTTAGATTGGAATGATTTGAAAGGAGAAACAAAATGAAGAAAGCAATGTTGAGCCAGCCGATGGCTGGAAAGAGTGAGGCGGAGATTATCGCTACAAGAGAGCAAGTAATCCGGGTGTTTAAGGAAAGAGGCTACGAAGTCGTAAACACGCTATTCACTGACGAGTGGTATAGCGACAAAGCGATGGAAGAGCGAGGCGTAGTCAACATCCCGCTGTTCTTCCTTGCCAAGTCGCTGGAGAATATGAGCAAGTGCCACGCTGCTTACTTCTGCCGTGGCTGGGAACAGGCAAGGGGTTGTCAGATTGAACACACCGCAGCGGTGGCCTATGGATTGGAAATTATCTATGAGGAGGACGACGAAGAGGAGGACGATGAATGAACATTCAATTGGACAAGTAGGCGTTAATGCCTGTAAGAGCGCACGACACGGACGCAGGGCTTGACCTGCTGTCACCGGTGGACACGGTAATACCGGCACACGGAGCGGTGACCGTTGACACAGGGGTACATATTGAATTGCCGGCACACACAGCAGGATTTCTTAAATCAAAAAGCGGGTTGAATGTGAAGTACGGCATTACCAGTGAGGGTGTGATTGATGTGGGCTACACCGGAAGCGTTGCCGTCAAGCTGTACAACCACAGCGGTGCGGATTATGCCGTGCACCGTGGGGACAAGATCAGCCAGCTGGTGGTGGTAAAGATTGACACGCCGGAGTTGGTTCTGGTGGAAAAGCTGGCGGACACCGAACGCGGAAACGGCGGTTTTGGGAACACAGGGAGGTAAAATGTGAATGAAAAAACGCGTCAAATTGCGTGCAATGACAGCGGAGGAATTCTGCTTATCGCACCATTGCAAAGATTGTCCAGAGAATATGCCTTTCAACATCGGGTGCTCGTTGGATATAACCTATACAATTTCGAAGAAAAAACCGTTTGAAATTCCGTACCAAGACAAAAACGGACGGTATATTCTGGTGCGCGCTGATGATTGATTATGCAACAGAAATCAAGGAACGGCTGGACACGGCGGAGGTACTGGAAGCGTACGGAATTCACATTGACAGGAAAGGGCGGGCTGTCTGCCCTTTCCACAATGACAACACGCCGTCAATGCAAGTCTATTCCGGGAGTAAAGGCTACCATTGCTTTGCGTGCGGAGAGAATGGCGATATTTTGACATTCGTGCAAAAATATTTTAATCTTTCTTTCTTAAAAGCGTGCGAAAAGCTGAACGCAGACTTTGCACTTGGCTTGCCGATTAGGCAGCGCATCTCCGTAAGAGAGCGGCGGAAAATGGAACAGGCTACCAGGGAGCGCAAGGAAAAACGCAAAGCAGAAAAAGCAATGCAGGATCGGCTGGAGCGGGACTACTGGGCAGCGTTCGATGAGTGGGCAAGGCTGGACTACCAGCTGCGCAAATACCGGCCACAGGCCACCACAGAGCCGTTAAACCCGCTTTTCGTTGAAGCACTACAACGGATAGGCTTGGCGGACGAAAGGCTAACACAGGCCGATTTAAGGAGGCGAGGAAGTGCTAACAGATGAACAGATACAAGTTATAGCAACGCCGGAGCAGCTACTGAACACCGATTTGCTGCTGGATTTATGTGAGGAACGGCCGGAAGATCAAGCAAGGCTGGCGGCGCTGATGGCGATTAAAGCCAAGGAGTTCGGCATTCAGCAAGAATTCAAAAGCGTGCTGAAAGCGTTTAACAAGGCCAATGAGAGCCTTGCCAAAGAGTACAAGCGGACGAATGCAAAGTTGCGCTGTGGCGTTGATTTGGATTTTGACGCAAACGGTCGGCCGGTGGCGTCGATTGACAACTTTGTAAAGGTTATAGAGGGTGACCCGCGGTTCTCCGGCATAAAGTTTAATCTTCTTACATATGGCCCGGAGAAAACCGTCAACGGCGTTGCTGAACGATGGACGGACGCTGACGACGCAGAAATGCGGAGGTATATCGAGAAGAAGTACGGCTTCCACAGCGTGCAGAAAAGTGAGGACGCTATGCGCATTGTGTTGGCTCATCACGAGTACCACCCAGTGCGCGAGATCGTGGACAATCTTGAATGGGACGGTGTTCCAAGGATTTCCTGCTTTTTGGCAAAGTGGACGAAATGCGAGGACACGCCGTACACGAGAGAGGTCAGCCGTTTGATCTTCGCCGGCGGTATCCACCGGCTGTACAATCCCGGCTGCAAATTCGACGATATGCCTGTGCTGATCGGCACCAAACAGGGCGAGGGCAAGTCAACGCTAATTCGCTGGCTTGCTTTGTCGGACGAATATTTCACGGAGGTCAACGAGTTTGATGGCCAGCGCGGCATTGAGTCCATCGAGGGCGCGTGGATTTGTGAAGTGTCGGAACTGCTTGCAATGACACGCACGAAGGAACAGGAGGCCGTCAAGTCCTACCTTACCCGGTTGAACGACCGCTACCGAATGCCGTTTGACAAGCGAGTGACAGACCACCCGCGGCAGTGTATCTTTATTGGCACGACAAACAAAGAGCAGTTTTTGACCGATAAGACCGGCAACCGGCGGTTCTATCCGGTGCGGGTGAAGCAAAGCGGGTATGAATTGTTTGACAATGAAAAGCAAATCAAAGCAGACATCCGCCAGTGCTGGGCAGAAGCGTTTGAACTGTACAAGGCTGGCAAGCTGCTGCCGTATGCCGACCGGTCGCTGATTGATGACATCCGCAAGCAGCAGGCAGAAGCAACGGAGGATGACTTCCGTGTCGGTATGATTGAGGACTATTTGGAAAACAAAACGGAAATCTGCGTGCTCGAACTTTGGCAGGAAGCTTTGCGGATGGGCGAATATTCAAAGCCCACAAAAAAGGAAAGCCAAGAGATCGGGCTGATACTCCAATCAATGACCGGGTGGGTCAAGCAGCCTTATCCGAAGAAGTTTCCGGTTTACGGCAATCAGCGTTGGTGGGCGAATGAGGACAATTCCGACCAAATCGACCTTGAAGACATCATCGAACTTTAGCAAAAAAGCCGGCCGCTTCAGTAGTGTTTGTAGCATTGTAGTAGACTTTGTAGTCAAACTTTGTAGTGAGAAAATTTGGCGCAACAAAGCCAAAAAAAAC